ACCGCCCCCACCGCCACCCGCGTTGTTCGCACCCGTGTTACCCGCGCCGCCTCCGCCGCCGCCGATAGCGACAACGCTGTTTTCAGCCGAGTTCCAATCAGCAGGAACCGTCCACGACGTACCGGCGGTGAGGATGATGACGGGCATGTTTACTCAGCCGGGAGCGGATTGGGGTCGCTAAACGTGCCGGTCGCCGGGTCGTAGACCCAGCCGATGTCGCACGGAATGTCGGTCACATCGACCAGAAGCGTACCCTCCGGCGCGGGGTCGACGCCCGCGTTGGCGACGATGATGTTGATGACGATGTTGGTCAAGATGTCGACGACAGCAGCACGCATTTATGTCCTCGTGAATTTGAGCGACAGCGTCACGCGCTGCACAGTGCTGGCGCTGTCGACGTTGAAAGCAAGGCAATCCCCGGCGGTTATCGTTGTAGTCCAGCCAGTGAGCGTTGAAGATTGCCCCTTGGTCGAAGATGAGATGGTCGGTTTGGCCGAACCTGTGATGGTGTCCGCCACGGTAGGCGGATAGTTGGCGTAGGTGTCCTTCCAGATATCGACCACAATCGAGCCGCTCTGGTCAGCCAAAAGCGTCCATTCATTGATCACGCAGTCGAAGGGGATTGTCAGATCGCCTTTTTCGCCGGTGGTGATCGCGGACCCGCCGCCGTCAATGATGAACGTGATGGTTCCGACCTGCGGGATGTCCGCACCGAACATGGTCAGCGCCACGGACGGGGCAGCGGTGAAATTTACCGCCGAGCCCGCATTCGAGCTGGCCGTGACCGTTCGGGTCAACGTGGTGCCCGAGGCCGTGTAGGTGCCGGTGCCGATCTCCCACTCAGTCAGGTCTGACGAGTAGGCGCGGTATCGGTAAGACGCGCCGTCGACAGCCCCGGCCTGCGCTGGGGTCTGCCAGCCGGTTACGGCAGCCGAGACAGTGAAGGTGCCCGTGCCGCCGGACGACGCCGTGAAGACACAGGCGTTGACGAACGACGCCATAAGGGCACCTCGTTAAGCGAGACGAATAACCGCGTTCGACGCGTCGGCGGTCGGGAAGATGATGGTGAGATCGCCCGCCGTGGCGGTCTTGTCGCCACCGAACGAGAACACGCCGACCGACTTGTCGCCTTCGGTGTCGTTGTAGATCAGGCACCCAGAGGTGGTGAGCGTCACGTTGGTGAAGGTCAGGTCGGCAAAATCAGTGATCGCCGTGGTGCCCGAAGCTGTCGGGGTCACGTTGGTCAGAGCCGAACCGCCCGCCGAGTAGTTCGTGCCGGAAGCCTCGTCCGCGCCCATTTCGGAATAGTTGGTCGTGCCCGCACCAAAGGTGCCGACAATCGAAGCCGTGGCGCGGAACAGCGCCAGCTTGAAGGTGTCGCCGGTACCGTTGGTGAAGTCGTGCACACCCTTGAGCAGCTCGACCTTGAAGCTGGTGCACATCGCCTGTGAAATTGCCATCAGAGTTTCCTCACGAGTTCGGCGGCGTCGTGCTGACCCGCTTGAGCCAAAATGTTGTAGACCGTGGTGCGTTCAGACCGCTGGGCCTGCTCGACATAGTGCTTCACTACCACACGCATCCGGTCTTTGAAAGCAACCGCCTGCTCGCGGATCGCGGGCGGGGCGGTGTCAGCGACGTGCAGCAGCTTGTTGAGCGCCATCTCGGTGATCTCGTCGGCGTTGAGACCGCGACCAGATGTGATCGTGGACTGGATCGTGCCGAGCTTGCCGCCACCTTCAAGTGAAAACATTTATTGCTCCGGTGACCGCTTTTCGCCGCTACGGTACACGTCCTTGCGGTCGCGGGCTTCGCCCAGGTTCTTGAGGCCCTGGAGGCCAATCAGGAAGCGCTGGCCGTAAGTGTCCGCCATGCCATCGATGCCCGAGGTTCGCTTCATCCAGTTCGCCGCCTCTTCGAGCGTGCCATAGAGCAGCGTGTCGTAGGCGTTCTCGCTGAGCCAGGTGGTGCCAGAAGACGCGCCGGCTGTCAGCGAAGCGGGCTTGTAGAAGTAGTGCAACTCCGTCGCGTAGTTCTGCGCCGGTGTCGGGGCCACGATGATCGTGGTGTCGTCCGCGTCGGCGCTGAACAGCGCGTAGAACTTCGGCACTCCCGTCACCGTCGGGTCGGGGTAGACCTCTCGCATGTAGTTCACGTCCTTGTTGAGCAGGTACGTGTACTCGTTGAGCACGATGACGGCCAGGCTGGCGGGAGCCAGAAAGTCGTCGGGGAGCTGGAGATACTTGTTACCGGCGGTGAATGCGCCGGTAACATTCTTGCGGAAGAAGGGGAGCTGGACGAAGTACCAGATGCGCTCTTCAGCCTCGCGGATGAAGGACGGGATCATGGCGACAAAACCGGGGTCGTCGTACTGGGTGTACGACTGCACGTCCGCTTCGAGATCGGCCAGCGTGTAGACCATTACTTCTGCTTCCGGCCTTCGTGATAATCATCTTCCGTCGCAAACTTCGCCTTCTGGGCGGCGTTGAAGTACGGCGGAGCAATCTGGGGCGACATGCAATAGCGGTCAACCACAGGGCGCTTGGTGATGGGCTTCATGGCACCCCAGCCACGGGACTTCATCATTTCACTTACCCTTTCGCGCGGCACCGCGCATGGTCTTGGAACTCTTGGGCGACCAGTCGCAGCCGACCATACCGCCCTTAGCGAAAGCACGACCGCCAGGCATCACCTGCGCCGCTGCCATCGGGCGAAGTGCGCCGAGCTTGTTCTTCAGGGCGGCGACATCAAGCGACACGCCCATGCCCATGCCGGGGCGCATACCGACGTTCGGGCCGCCGGTGACTGGAAGCGGCTGGCGCATACCGGGGTTGATGCCGCCCGTGCCGGGCATCGGCATACCGGGGCGCTTCATGCCCCCGCGCATCATCTTGCCGCCCATCATTTCTTCAGGTCCTTCGCGTTCTTGCCCTTGGCCGGAGCCACGGCAGTTTTCTCAAGACGCCCAAGAGCGCCAGCAGCACCGCCCGACATCTTAGCGGGCTTCACTTTGACCATGTTCTTCATGGGTCGTCCTCTCAAGTGATCGAGACCGTCAGGTCACCTACGTAGCAGTATATCGTGCCCGTGATGTAATTGCCAATCGGGTTCCAGCCGAAGTACGTCGTGCTGGTCTGCTTGTCGAGATCGGGGCGCGGGTTGTAGAGGGCAATCGGGTCGTAGACACGAACACGCCCAAGCTGGAGCTGCGGGTGGTCCTTGTCGAGGCAAGTCGAGCAGACCTTCAACCCATTGGGGCGAAGATCGTAAAACTCAGTATGAAGCTGATTGAGGCGAAAAGAAAAACCGCAGCGATCACAAAGCGCAAGCGCCTTGGGGTTCGATGCAAATTTCGCTGTCGCTCCGCCGCCGTAGGTCATGCCCCAATCCGATAGCTCGCCCCGCGCGGCACGATGCTCAGCGTGGCCTTTTCACGATCTTCTTCGGCGGCGTTCTGCCAATCTTCCTCGTACCGCGCCTTGAGGCGCATGATGAGGTCAGGATTGTCCGTCACCTTCTTCTCGGCGATGTGGTACGCTAGGCCCGAGATGAACACGGGCAGGAAGCGGAACGGGAAGTCGCCGGTGTTGCTGTAAGCGCCGGCATCCTCGATGCGCTTCAGCACCCAATAGACCAGCGTGTAGCCCTCGATGTTGGGCAGCGGCCACAGGTGGATTTTCGGGCCTTCGTTCAGGCGCTCGATGTAAATCTGCGTCGGGCGCGACTGGATGGTCGGGTTGGTGCGGGTGGCGTAGGTGGAGACCGACACGCGGCTCACGGTGTAGCGCGTCGTCTGTGTCTGGTTCGGAAGCTGAACAACCTGCTCGATGATGTCGACGATGTCGGCGTCGAGCTGATACTCCCCGTCGCCTTGGGTCAGTACCTGCGTGCGCTCTTCCATCGTCCACATGTTGATGCCGCGATTGGCCCAATCGAGCAGCATCAGGTTGATCGAGCGCCGGGCCGTCTTCATGTCGTAACCCGACCGGCTTTCCAGCCCGCAGCGCTCGTAAGCCTCTTCGATGGCTTCGATAAAATCGAGCGAAAAATTTGTCGTTCCGGACGTGGTAATTTACGCCTCCTGTCTCGGTACGCTGATGTTAGCATGTTCGCAGGAGTATTCAAAAGCGCCGATGTGGCGAACCTGCTGCGAGACCATGTCGTCTACGAAGGTCGGGAAGCCGTGCTCCGCCGCCTTGCGGCAGAAGTACACGTCCTCACCCTCAAGCCCGCCGGGGATGTGATCGCCGACGCTCATCAGGAACCACGGCTGCGGGGTCTTCTCAAACACGTCGCGGCGGGTCAGCATGAAGCCCATGCCAACATGCGCGACCAGCTCCAGCTTCTGACTGCCGCGCACCGTGTGATGGTAATGCTTGCCTGCCGGGTCGAGCGCGGCGACGGGCCGCAGCGGAAGCCGCCGCGTCGAGTAGTTGGCCGCGATGATGGGCTGGCCGTGCCCGATCATGCGGTCGATGGCGTCACACGGGAAGCGCATGTCGCTGTCGATCCAGAGCAGCCAGTCTGCCCCCGCCTCAAGCGCCATCCGCGCCAGCTTTTCGCGCTGGTCGAAGATGAGCGTGCCTTCGAGCACCAGCGGGGTGATTTGGTCACCCCGATGGTTGCTAACGAAGTGGCCCATCAGGTTCGCCAGATCAAAGGCGAAGGCTGTGTGGACCTGATCTCGGGCGGGGGTGCAGACCGCAAGATGCATTACGGCGTGTCCTTGACGACGACGATCTGGAAGTAGCTCGACACCGCCTCATTGTCCGCCGTGGAGGTCGCCAATGCGGTAACGCGCTGCCCGGCTGTAATCTTCACCGGGTAGTCAAAATCGTAGCCATAGTCGCCATTGGCGAAGGTCACGATGGCGGCGGTGCGTTCGAGCCCGTTGCTCTCCATGACCTTGAGACGGCCCACGATGTAGTTCGAGCCGTTCTCAGTACCGGTGGCGATAGAGCCCTTGGTGATGTAGCCGGTGTAGCCCGTCGGGCAGACCCATGCGCCAGTCAGCGAGTTATTTTCGCCCGTGGCCGCGATACCGTAGACAACGGCGGGAACGCCAGCCGTAACAGTGCCGGTGCCCACGTAGATGTTGCCCGCGTTTTTTCCGCCCGAGCCAACGGTCATGACCGTGACCTGCTGGATAAACGAGTACGTATTCGTGGTAACGACTTCGGTCTGACCATTCAACGTGATGGTCTCCGAAGTCTCAGAACCGGTGCCGTTGATGCCCTTGATGAACACCGTGCGGGCACCTGTACCAGCCGCCGCGTCATTGGCGCTGGAAGACGATACCTTCATGGCGACCGGCGAAGACAGATAGGGGATCGGTCCCCCGGCGGGCCAAATGGCCTCTTCGACACCAGTGTCGATGTCGGCGTTGAAGCCAAAAATGTGGAGAACCGAATGAAAGCCGACAGCGCCTTCCGCGACCTGAAGGCCAAACGGCTCGAACTTGCCGAGCTTTGTAATCGAAGTGGTCATAGGACGACGCCTTCCTGATGTGAGAAAGCGGGGGCACTAGGCCCCCGCGCTGGATCAGACGGTCGAGAACGGGGTCGCTTCGGTGCCCGTCGCCGACTGGACGATACGGACAAACCACGTATCCGCAGCCATGTCGATCAGCTCAATGCTGTCGCCAATGATGCCGCCACGGGTCGAGCCGTCCATCGTGATGCGGTTCGCGCCAGCAGCTTCGTAGCTATTGACCGTGGTGCCTCCATCAGCGAACTGCGAGCAGGTGCCCTGAAACACGTCGTTGCCGGTGACCGCAATGGTCGTGGTGTTCGAGGTCACGGTGGTGCCGACGAGGAAACGGAGCGCGAGGCCCGAACCCGTAGCAGCCGGGAGCGTGACGGCGATACCAGCAGCGCGGTTCAGCACGTTGGTGGTGCCAGCCAGAGCCGAGGTCACCGCGAGGGTGGCGGCAGTGGCAGACGTGACCGAACCGACGGCAGCGCCATTGATCTGCGCGGCAGTCGCGGTGATTTCGGTGTCGGCAATCGAGAGGACGCCCACGTTCACGGTATTCGGGAAATTAGTAATCTGGCCCATGATCATCTCCTTATGACAACAGGCCACAGTCGGGAGGGACCACCGCATGGGTGCGGCATGACCTGTTCGGGTCCATATGCGTACCACGGAGGGGGTGCAAAAGAAAGGCCCGCACGAGGCGGGCCGAGTTGGTTGGGTCGGGAGAACCCTAAGCGTCAAACCGAGAGGGAGGAAACCATCGGTTAGGTTGGTAGGCTTACGCTGCGTCTTTGTGTTTGGCAAGATACGCAATGGCACGAGCGATAAGCTCAGGGTCATCGTCAAACTTGCCGAGCGCGGTGTTGCAGGCGGAGCAAAGAAGCCCGCGCACCTTGCCGGTCTTGTGGTCATGGTCGACCGCGAGGTGGCGTGTGATGCCGCTCCGCATTTCCTTTTCCGGCTCGCCGCAAATAGCACAGCAGTGGTTCTGCTCTTCGGCCATGCGGGCAACGTCGGCCTTGGTCAGGCCGTACCGGCGCTTGAGGTCGCCTTCCCAGTATCCGCTGCCCGTAAGCTCGCGTTTCGCCGTGCGGTGCCGCGCGTCGTACTCGGCATTCGTCTCGCCGGGTTGCTTTTCGATAAGCGCTTCGCGCCACTCAAAGTTGGTAGGCCCAAGCGGCTTGGTCTTGTCGACCTGATAAAGACGGTGCCGTTTAGACGGGCGCTCGCCGCCGACTTCCAAAGCAAATTTTGCAAAATCGTTTAGCCACTCAGGCACGACCGGGCGTTTGTTTTTCGGGCGCTTAAACTCGTTCCAGAGCGGGTAGAGTTCGTGCTGTGTAAGCAGGTTTGTCCGTTGAGGGTAGGTTCTTCCGCCCTCTACGGTGCCAGTGCGCCGCAAACGCTGAAGGTGCTTATTGCATAGGCCCTGCCCGTGGGCGCGGGCTTCGCAGCCTTCAACGGAGCAGTATTTCTCCGCTTCCGGTGTTTCACCAATTTCGCCGTTTCGACGCATTTTCGAGTAACACGTGCGGCAAAGGCCGCGCGCGGCAATCGGGCGGTCTTGCCCACAGGATGTACAAGGCATCTTCGTCTCCTAGTTGGTACAGCCCGACCAACATAGAAAACCCTGTGACATTAGTCAACCCTGTTTCAAATAAAAAGAAGGCCCGCCGAAGCGGGCCTTCCTGCTGTACCCTCGAAGACCGAGGATTTTTGGGCCTTACGGCGCGCCGGGCGAACCCCACGTGGCGAGGTAATCGCTAATGCCAAACGCGTAGCGCTCGCGCATTTTATAGCGCATATTCCCCGTGTCGAAATCACCGTCGCTGTCTTCCGACAGAGCCACACGGTTGAAGTACTTGAAGCCATCCGACACGTCGGTCAGAAGGAACCAGGCATCCGGGTCCGTGAGGAAGTGGTTGACGGCAAAGCCTTCCGGCACCGAGGCTGAGGTACGCACAGCGTTAACATCATTATTTGCCGTACCCGGCTGAAGCTGGGTCTCAAGCAAACGGATCGCGGTGTACTGAAGATCAATCGGCACGATCATCTTCCGCACGCGGGCGTTGATGAGCTTGCCGCGATCATCCGTCCACTTGCCGATCTGGATGATAGCCGCTTCGAGCGACGTTTCATTCAGGTCGACCGGGGTGGTCGGACGGTTCGAGATGGTCGGACCGGCAACCTGCGGGTGAGCAGTGTTGTACAGGGTCACGCCGTCACCAGTCAGATAGGTCGTGAAGCCGTTGTTGAGAACGGCAGCCGCCTTGATCTGCTTGGTGTTCGCCATCGAACGAGCGAGTTCCTTCGTATAACGAGCCGAGAGGCTGTCATAGAGGTTGTCTTCGAAGGCTTCCTGCGTCAGTGCGAAGCCCATCGAAATGGTCTCCATGACGTAGCGAGTGGTGTAGCCTTCCTGCGCGGTATCGAACAGGGTAGCAGCACCTTCCTGCTTGACCGGGGCGTTGCCGAACGAAGTGATCTTCTGATCTTCTTCGAAGGAACGTTCCGAGCCGAACTCGGTGTAGATTTCCTTGTGCTCCTGTTCGTAGCGGTTGTATTCCAAACCGAACAGGGCATTCAGGCCAGGCAGAAGCTCCTTGAGGAGCTGGGCACGAGAGATAGCGGCCATTTAGATGTGCTCCTCTTAGACGCCAGTGGTCGAAACGTACTGGTGACCAACGTTCCACTTGACGAGGACGTTGGCATACGTGTCGGACCATTCGTTGTTGGGTTCCTCGACAAGGCCCACGATGCGCAGCGGCAGCGTGTTGGTCGTCGAGCACGAATTGCCGTCGAGGGCGTTCTTCGACTTGCCGAAGGTGGCCGAGCCGGCGGTCTGGACGATAGCGGCGTTGAGGCCGTTCACTTCCGAACCGGTGTTCGAGCCGCCGTCCGTCAGAGCGCCGTCAGCCTGGATGGCAAACACGCCGTTCGGGTCGGTCACGACCTTGGCGTACACGGTGTAACCCGTGGTGATGCCGGGCCAGTACTGGCTGTCGACAGCGTAGCCAATCGAGTTGATGTAGCGGCAGCCGACGAAGATGCCAATCGGCGTCAGCGCGGTGGTGCCGGTATCCTTCTCGATGGTGCCGCCGGTGACCTTCTTGACGACGTCGCCAAAGTAGATCGCGGTGCTGTAACCATCAGCGATATTCAGGGTTTCGAAGCCCTGAGTGTTGTACCCGGCGGCGAGGTTCTCAACCGGAACCATCCCGTAGGGATATGCAGAAGAGGCCATTTGCCAAATCTCCTAAGTTGGTGCTCTACCGCTCACCGACCGAAGACGGTTTTGCGCTGCTTCTCCATGAACTTCTTCATGCGCTCATCGCTGTCACGAAGATAGGAGTTCTCGGCGCTATCCATCTCAGCCGCTGTGCGGCGCTGATAATAGTCCTTGCGCTGCTCTGCCATTTCCTCGGGCATCTTGCAGAGGATCAGACCGCCGACTTCGACTTTGCCTGATGTCTGCCCGACACCGATATCCACCATCAGTTCGGGGTGGTCAGCGGCTTCCACCGGCTCCCAGCCCTCACGAAGGCGCTTCTGGTAGTTGGTCTTGTCTTCGGTATTGCGCGTTGCCGTCCGTACCCACTTGAAGACGAAACCGTCTTGCGGAAGGGGGTCCGGCAGCATCGTAGGTTCGACCCAAGACCTGCGGCGTTCAGACTGAACACGAGTTTCAAGAGCGCGGGGGGCGCGGGCCGTTGGTTCGGTCAGAAATTCGTCCCAAGGATCATGCATTCCCGTTCTCCTTATGCACCATCACCGTCGGCCTGAAGCCTGCGCAGTTTTTGCGCGGCATAGGCCTGCGGGGAAACGCCGAGCCGCTTGGCGATTGACAGCTCAGACCTCGTTAGCGTGACTGCGCGCTTCGCCGGTGTTTGCCCGACCCCGTTTTCGCGGGAGGCATCTGCCGTAGCGTTTGGACGACGAGCCACACGCCGGGGCTCATCGCTACCTTCATCATCGACTTCGTTGTCTACGTAGTCATCTGATGCTTGGTGATCCTTGTACATAGTTTTCAACCCACGGTCCAGTTCCTTTGTGTAATCAGCGCTGGCGGGGTTGACACCGCGTGCCATCAGTGTGCGGTGGATAGACATGGCGAACTCGGTACGGTCTTCGTTACCGGGTTTGCCGAACCACGAATTGCGGGCGATCCAGGCGGCAACATTGGGTGCCAGCTGAGGCGCTGCGGGCTGCTGCTGCGGGTAAACAGGCTGCTGAACCTGCTGTTTGCGAGCTTCCTGCTCTTCCTGGGTCGGCATACGCTGCCGGATAGCCAGTTCTTCCGCCGCCAGGCGCGAAATTGCGGTCTGAGCCTCGGCAATAGCGTCGGTATCACCCGCCGCATAGGCCATTTTGAGCAGCTGCTTGGCCTCACGGAGTGCACTTTCGTTCCGCGAGAGCATACTGTCGGCCAAAACGGCCCCAGACTGCTCAACACGCTGCCGAAGGGCGATTGCTTCGGCCTGAGCGGCCTTTGCCATCTCAATTGCGGCTTCACGCTCGCGAATTGCAGCCTCTTTTGCCCGCCGTTCGGTCTCACGCTCGAATTTCAGGCGGCTGATGCGGCTTTCGACCGTCTTTTTGCCCCGAGTACGGAGATTTTCGACCTCTTCGTCGAAATTCGGGTCGGGTTCGTACTCAGTTGGACGGCCTCGGTCAGCTTCCGGGGTGTCATCTTCCTCGATGATCTCGAAAGCGTTCGGGTCCGATCCGTCCAAATCGACAGAAACGGTCTCGGGAAGCTCATCCGCGCTCGGCGGGAGGTTGATTTTCTGGTTTTCGTCGCCAGACGACGCCTTAAAGGACTGTCGAGCCATCAGAGACCCCCAACCTTAGCGCCATCCGGGATGGTCGCGGTGATTTCATCGTCCGAAAGCATACGGAACTCGACGCCTTCGATCTTGAACCGCTTGCCCGCGTAGCGCGAGAACAGAACGGTGTCGCCGACCTTGCACCACGGACCCGACGGGAAGCGCGGACGCGCAGCCAGAACGGTCACGGGAGTGCCCGGCGGGAGGTCCGACGGCATTTTCGGCTCAGGGTCCTTGTAGCAATCCGGCCCCATCGCGATGACGGTGCCGACCACAGACGCGGCGCGTTCGCGGTCAGACACGGTTTCAGGCAGATAAATGCCCTTCGCGGTGCGAACTTCGATCTCGGGAAGCGCCACCAGCATGAAATGGCCCACCGGGTCGGGGGCGTGCATCATGCCAAGGTCTTCGTCAGGCTTCTCGGTGATCTGCGGCTCAATTTTCGCTGTGGCGGACAGCGTCGGAAACTTCTGCGCCAGGTCAGTCGTCTTGGTCGTCAAGGATTTCTCCATTCGCGAGGCGTTCGTTGCGCTCCTCCATGAACATCTTGAGTTCACGGAGGGCGTT